TCAGGTAATACTATAATTTCAAAATCAACACCAATATTAATAATAAAAGCATCTCTAATTTCAATATTATCACCAATCATTCTATATTGGGATAAATAAGTTCTTAAATTATTTTTTAATGTATCTGTAGCGTAATCTAATTGACCTGATGAATTTAGAGATAAAATGTATAAGTTAAGAGTTTCAATAGTTGAAACTTGATTATCTGTTAATTTAGGTTGTTCAATAAATGCTTTAGTTACTACACCATAATCAGAAGGCATACTTAAAGCTCTAATTAAATAATCATCAGCAGTTACTGAACGTTGTTGAGATGCAGCCATAGCCAAAGTATTTTGGCGAATTTCCTCTAAAGTATCACCACCTCTACCTCCAGATGCGGCATCTGGGTTATTTGTAGATAGGGAAGAGAATATATAATTTGCTGTAAGAGCTGTTAAATTTATATTATTAAATTTACAATTAGTTGTATTTAAACTAGTTAATGAATTAGCGGGAATATTGGAACTAACTCCACCACCAGTTAAATATCTTACTGTTAATGTTGTATTAGATGGTGAAATACCATATGTTCCTGTGTATAAAAAGTTAACAGGTGAATATGCTGTAGTTAATTTATCTTGTTCAAATGGTAAACCAATACCTACATTGTTTGGGTTTGGAGTAATTTCTTCAGTTATATTTAAAGGATTTCCAGCTCCAAACTGTAATTGTAAATTATTTAAAGATGTAAATCGAGTAGCAAAACGTCGGGCTACTTTTTTAAGTCTTAACAGATAAGGAGTATCACCATTTAAGTTAGGATCATTTACATTGGTATTTTTAATAGTATCTAATACCATTTCTTGACCTAAATGATCTACTTCATACCATTTATTACCATCGGAATCAATAATATCTAATATTTTAATAATATTATTATTTTGGATATTTACTGTTTGATAAGGTAATGGAGTTGTAAAGGAAAATGTAGTAGTATTTATATCTGCAGATATTGCTTTTCTACTTTTTTTAAGTAAAAAATATTGAGGTATATTTCCAGATATTTGATAAATAGATACTTCAGTAGGATCTTGAGAACTTGATACTGAGAAGTCTATTTTGTCTTGTATTATGAATGAGTTACCATTTTGAGAAGTTACAGTTGTGTTTTCTCCAACTGTTATAGCATAACTATAATCAGGTATATAATTCCCTCCAACATTAATTGAAGGTAATTGTTGATAAAAATCAACTACTGTTTGAGCTACACCAGTTGTTTTTGGTTTATAACCAAACATATATGCCAAATCAAAAACGTTATTGGTTTGTTGAGCATATTGAATAAAAGTTTCTTGGAATTGGGTATCTAAATAAAAACTTAAAACATCCCCAACATAAGAGGCTTGTTCCATAAACATCATCCCTGGGGATGTTGCTGAGAAATCATTATAAGTTGATGGGAAATATGTTCTAGCATATTCAATTAAACGTGATCTAAAATCTGAAAAGTCACGGTTAATATATTTTATATCTCTATTTGATGTAGCCATTTTTTAAAATTGGAATGTTATAGTATCGTTAATTGTTGAATTTGAAATAGAATATTTTAATTGAACTATAATAGAATCTTCATTATCATCTCTTAACACATCTAGTGAATTAATAATTACTGAAGGGAAAATTTGTTCTAGTTTAAAACTTATATTTTCTTTTAATCCTGTTAAAGTACCTTCTGCTATTTGTTCAAAGATAAATACTCTTAATCCACCTCCAAATGTTGGATTCATTGGTCTTTCTCCGGGATTTGTTAAAAAATAATTAATTATGTTATTTTTGATGGCTTGAGACGTTAAATAATTAGGAGTAAAAACTCCAGGCCCACTAAAAGGTAAATTCACCCCAACAGCAACGTTAGGATTTAAATCAAGTGTATTTATTTGTTGTGGGTTAAATGCCATTATTTAGTATTTAATAAACTCATAATTTGATCCATACCTAACTCACCAGTTCCTAAATTACCATTAATTGGATCTCCTTGGGGAACAAATGGTCTTTGTACATCTTGTGATGTAAAACTCATAGCTGTTTCTCCCAATATATCAGCATATTTTGATCTCAAATCCATTGTAGGTTGAGTAAATGATGGTTGAGGTGTTTGAACAGGTGGAGCATATGATTCTCTAACTACTTGTTTAGGTGATTTTACTGCTTCCAATAGAATATCTTTCAATTCTTCTTGAATTGCTTCTCTTACAGCTTCTTTAATGAATTTTTTTAATTCTGTTGTTTTCATATAATTATAAATATTTGGTTAGTCTGCTTTTAAATTATTTTGTTGAATATAGAATACAAGCTCATCTATTAATATCTGATCAATTGAACTAAATGACCATTCTCCTTTTAGCATTACTATATTTTGTTTATTTGTAGCTATAGCTCGTCTACGTTTTAATGGTTTTTCTGTTATTTCAGTTTCAACTCCCATTGTAAACCCATAGGCATTTGTAACTACAGGGGACGTTTGGGTAGATTGTTGATTAGTTAATGCTGTTAATTCTTTTGAAATTTGATCTTGGGCTACATTTGGATAACAAAATTGAGTTAAAAGATCTAAAAGATTTAAAAAATCAAGTATTTGAGCTAAAACACCTCTTAATAATGTTAAGATTGCTAATGTAGTAGTATTAATATAAAGTAATTTTTCTACTAAAGTATCTAGTTTTTTAAGAGTATCTTGTACACCTGTAATAACATTTAATGGGATTCCAACTCCAGCAACTGCTACCGGTAAAGGTAATTGGCGTAATATTTTAATGGTTGGAGATGTAACACCTAGTATTACTTCTGATTTAGCTAAGGCATCTGTTGTATTTGTAATTACGGTAAGAGTACTATTAATTTTTTTAACGAGCTTATTTTTAGTAGCTATTAATTTATCCATTTCCTCTTTTGTAGGACAAGTAATTATATCTTTTATTTCATCAAATGCTTGTGCAGGATTAATTTTTGATTTTTCTATTATTTTTTGGACTTCACTAATACCATAAACCGCTATTAAACTTAATACTAAAGGTATTACTATACCTTTTAAATCATCTATACTTGTATTTAACTTCTTTTGAACTCTAAAATCAACAGTTACATTTTTTGTATTATAATTTTCTACTGTTGAAGGTGGAAATTTTAAAAGATCTAAAATTTCTTTTTTTAAATTAGATTCTTTAGCATTTAAAGTAATAATTCCTAAATTTGGCTTAAGATCTCCAACAGATGTATAAGGTACTATAGTAATAGGAGAATATTCTTTTGTTTTAACATTTAATTTAAATTTAGAAGGATCTAATCCTGTACCTCCTATATCTGGGTGGTTTATAGTAAATTCACCTTTTTTATCGGTTGTAGCTCTTTTAAAGAATACATTATTAATTTTAACTCCGGGTAATGGTTCATTAGTAGTTGAGTTTACTATTGTTCCTTTAACAGGTTTAAATTTTATTTTTTTAGGCAATTCAGGTAATGAACCAGACACAGGAACCGTTGGGAGATTTATTCCTAATATAGATAAAACATCATTTAAATCTATATCTAGTTCCATTGAACCTGTATTATTTGAGCCTGTTACTTCTGAAGCCATTATTGTACTTTGGTGGTTTTAGATTTTAAACTATTATTACTTAATTGAGCTAAAATACCATTAGCACTATTAATTTGATTTAATACACTACCCGCAACTGAATTATAAGAAGTTACTAGGGCACCATTAGGATAATCTCTTTGAACTTGTAAAATAGAAGCTAAATCTTTAATAGCATTTGCTAATTGTTTTAAAACTTCAATAGTATCATCACCTAATAAAACGGGTTGGGTAGCATTTTTAGAACCTAATTTAATATCATTTGAGCTAATATAATGTGAAGCCGCATCTATATTTACACTACCATTAGTAGACATACCTATAGATGTTTGAGCACTTAATAATATACTATCAGTTTTAGCATTAATTACAATTCTATCTGAATTTAATATTACTTGTGGGTTTTTATATTGGCTAGGGAAAGTTGGAGGTGTTTTATATGATTGGTACAATTCACTTGCAACTTTAAAAGTATTTAATTGTTGATAAGATGTTAAATAAATAGATGATAAATCATTACTTATATCTTCTGTAATTGGAATCCATCCTCTATCACTTACATTTATAGGTTGACCATTTCTTAAAATAGTAATAGGATCACCATTATTTCCAGTTGTAGACCAGTTGTTTTTCTTTTCACTTTGAGATTTTGCTGTACTTCCAAAACGTAAACTTTGACCATGTCTTCCTTCTAAAAGTGAATCCCCCATAAAAGGCATTAATGGGTGAATATCTGTTTTTTCAACAAATGTATTTTGAGAAGGATTAACAGGGGAATTCAAATCAATTTCAGTAGAATTATCAGTAATTCGTCTTACAACTCCATTTTCAGTAGCTTTATAATCTTGTGTTTGTGATGGTTTAGCTGGGTTTATGGGGTTTGGGTAAGCATCATGATGGGGGTGATTCCAAATACCTAAAGGGGTTAAATAAAAATATGATTCTATCGCTGTATTAGTCCCCATTTGTTGGGACGGGAGTGAAAAAAGTAAAACTATTTCATTTACTAATGGGTATGTTTTGATTTGAGAATCATAAGGTAAAGCATATGATACTTTATTAGATGAACCCATTTTATTAACAAATTCATAAAATATAGCACCAATACCATTCCATTGACCCACATCATTGAATTTAGGGTGATTTTCATCTAACACAATATCCAATACTCTAGCCGCAACAATTTTATTTTGAAGATTGTCAATTTGGCTAGAATTACCTCCACTATTAGATGATGGAGAAGTTCCTTTAGATGAATTTGTTATACCGGTTTTTAACATTTTTAATCTTTAGGATTAAATTTCTTAACTTCAGATAATAACTGTTCTTTTTCTTCTTTTGTCATACCAAATCCTTCTTCTTCAGATTTGTTAGATGAAACAGCACGTTGAATAATAGTAGCCATTTTAACTAATTGCTCATCATTCTTAATTCCTAATTCCATATATTCTTTGATCAATGGAACTATTAATGTAGCGTCACCAATATCGTTGATAAGTGGTTTTAACTCACCTATCAAAGCAGATATTTGAACTTCTTTTTTCTTTTGGTTATCGTATATTTCTTTTAGGATATCAGAAAATGTCTTCTTACCCCAAACGTTTGAATCTAAATTACTCATATAAGTACTTTTGGGTATAAATATAGAAAATTACTAGAGTTGAAAATGGGTGTATCCCTGATCTAAATAAAATAGGTAATTTTTCTTAAACACATCATAAAGCACTCCAGCTATTTTGGTGATTTTTGGAGTTTTTACCTCTGGGATCATTTCGTGGATATAGATGTATAAAGCTTTTTTATTAAACACGTCAATTGATTCTCGTTTACGAAACAACTCTAAAACCGCATCTGCAATCTTAGCATCGAATTCTTTAGGGAATAATTCATATATGTTTAAACTAACAAATTCTACATATTCATCCATAAATTTAGATAACTTATCGTTAACACTTGATGTCTCTATAGTATATGAATGTGTATCATCTTTCAATAATTCATCAGTTGATACTTTTTTGATTTTACTTTTATAATTTTTATCATTATAAAGTATACACCAACGCTTAACAATGGTACCAAAGTAAGAATATGCTTTGGCACCTTTGCTAGGATCAAATAGGTGGATTTTTGATAATAAAAACACTATAATCTCATGTTGTAGGTGTTCTAAATTTTCTACCTCGGTATGGTAAAATTTGAACGTATGGATTATATTTTGTGTTAATTTGAAGAAAGCATAGTGTATCTTGTCTTCATAAATTTGACTTCTTATTTCAAAGTCAGTTGTATTATTGTACAAAACGATAGCATCCTCAGTTTCCTGAGTGAAATAATTCTTGCTAACTCGTTTTTTAGGCACTTTAATTGGATTTTCTAAGATTAAACTCATTTAGGATTTCTTGGATTTTTAATATTGATTGAAATATAACTCCAACTTCATCATCCTTTTCAAATACACCTCCACGATCTAACTCTTTTAACTTTTTGTCTGAGATTTCAATTGTGCGGGATAGATTATCTAAATAAGCTAAATAACCTGCTACTATATCTTCTTGCTTCTCATTTTTTCTAAGAAGGTTATAAGTTGTAAATCCTAAAATTACAACTAATACCGCTAATACGCTAATTATTACTGTTACTATCATAAACTATCAAATATATTTTTTAAACCTTCACTCTTAAATGATCCAAGAGCTTTTGTTTTAGTTGATGTCTTTTTAGACATGTTGGGTTTATTCCCCAATGTAAAATTTCCCTTTCCGGTATCCACGGACTTTTTGTCCTCTTTTAACTTAGGTAACCATTCACGTTCAAATTCGATACGTGCTGCCATTAAATCCGCCTGATGTAAGATAAAAGGTAAAGATGTTCTTGGTTTTTGTTCTGGCATATATGACATAAGGTATTTTTCATTTGCCTTATCATATAAACCATCATGTGTCTGAATAGCAACCATCTCATTAAATGTATATTGGATACCATGTGACTGAAGCATAAATAAACCTCTATCAGGAACTGAAGCGAATGGGACTTTAGTATTAAACATATAATCCTCTCCTAATTTTTCACGTCTCCAATTATCTGTTTGAGGAATATAGGCTTCTTGTTCTTCATCTCCCATTTTACCTAAATCATGATTCAGGGCTGAAAATACTAATTCTTCAGTTGTAAATGTAGTCATATCACATCCTTCTTCATCCCATAATGTAGCTTGCTTAATAGCACATCGAATAACGCGTAAAACGTGTTCTACATATCCTCCGGGGAAAGCATTATGATATTCTTTTTTATGCGCGGCAGGCATTAACATTATACGTTCGGCATATTGCTCATAAAACGCTAATAATTTTTCTTTACGAGGTTCGGAAATATATTCATTAATATACTCCATTAATTCATTCCAATTTTCTTGGATTTGTTCGGCTGTCAAATTCATAACTTTTATTTAATTTAATTATTGTTCGCGTTCAACGATTGATTGAATATCATCTCTCAATTCAAGAGCTTCTTGTAATATTTGACGTGCACTGTCCATATCTCTTTCATTTATGGCGTTTCTCAAACGTTTCAATTTTCCTTCTAGAGACTCTACCCGTCTCAATACTAATTCTTTATTATTCATTTTATTTTATTTGGTTATTTTTTCAATTTTTTCCTTTTTATTTTTTCAATTTCAATAATTTTAAAATCAAAATATAATTAAAGGTAATAACTTTACTTTACTTAGGCAAGTTTTTTTCAATAAAGTCTTGGATTTTTTTCAAATGGGCACATTTTTCATATTCTTCTATACCTTCGAAATATGAAATACTCAATTTGACTGACACGGCAAAGTCTTCACTTGCATATTGTTTTAGAGCTTCTTTCCATTCCTTCTTTCTAATTTGGACTTGTTCAATCCAAAACCAAGCTCTGGTATACATCATATATTCACCGGCTTGATCAATCCCATTTACATCTAATCCAGGATCTGCTTTAGAAAAAAACTTTATAACTTGTTTTGAAAATAAACTTCCATTCATAATCAATTTATGAAACATACCCAATTTAAAATGGGGTGTATCTTTGAACATATCTAATTCAACCTCTATTTTTTTGAGATCTTCTTTTCCTTTATCAGAAAATCCAAAAAGAGAAAATATATCTTCTAGTGCCATTTTTATTAATACATATTAATCAAGCGTAGCCCCCAATGATTCTATAACTTTAATCGCTTCATCCGCGTTAATATAAAAGAATTCACGTTGGCTATTTACACGTTTTTTACGAAAATGCTTATGAACTGCTTTCTCAATTCTCTCACCATTAAAGCAACTGTACGAATATACAACATTAAATGGGGTAGGCACACCTGTTGATTTACTTAATTGATTAGCTCGTTCAGTTGGATCATTTTTTGTATAACCTATCTTTACCATTTCAGGCATAGAAGAACTTTCTAATATATAAACGTGCTGATCTCCGTTATTTCCATTAACACTTTGTTTAAAACGATTAGTGTAATATTTTACTTCATCCCAACCATCTTTATCTACAAAAATAGAAAAATACGTGGGTTGGGGTGAGAGAGGAGTACGTTCATATGGTACATAATTTTGAGCTTCCTCATTTGATATACGTGTCATAACCTTTATTTTGCATCTAAAGTACCTAATTTTTTAGATAACCATAGATATTTTTCAACTTTATCCTTCTTATCATTCTTTAGCATCTGGGATACAATGTCTTGTTCATCAAATACCATTTCAATAACAGCTAATAGATCATTTATTTCTAGAATTAATCTATCTTTATTAGTATAGGGTTGTCCTGGTTCACTTCCCTTAGGGTCTTTTAAACCAAATCTTAAAGCTTTAGCTGAGCGTTGAGCAACCTCATTACATTCCTCAGCTAAAATAATTAATAGGTGTTCTTCTCGAGTCATAAATCAAAATCTAGCTTTAGCACCCGATCCTTTATACCA